TTCAAATACCTATCCATTTGTCTATAGCAATGGCTATAGTCACTTAGATGATTTTTTGAATTTTTGGATTTTATTAATTTGGAAATTTTCAAATGTTGGATTTCGATCCGCATTAGCACACACCTTTTTTGGTGTATGTGATTTTATCAAATTTATATTTTATCTTCAATTACAATTGTTGTATATCATATTTTTTTCCATTTTCACATTCAAATGTTTCACAAATACTATATCGGTAGCACAATCTAGTAGTTTGGAAGGTGAAACAAATTATGGAAATTATTCTATCCAGTCAAGTGATACTGTTCGAAAAGTATTACATGAACACGATTATTTAATTTCCTATATTGAGGACATAATGATATTCCATCGTGGGGTATTGAGATTATTGGATAAGAAGAATTGCCACTTTAAGAGTGATCTTCTAATATTGATAGCTACACTAGTCAAATTACGTACAGGTAAGTCTGCTACTCATGCAGTTCTCACTACGGTGTGTGATGGATTTGACAGTTCGTCTGAAATATTAAAGCGTCTCTTAGGTGATATCGAGTCATCTACAGACGACGATCTTTGGCCAGAAATAATCCGCCCATCCCCAACTTCAGTAGAAAATTCTCCTATTCCTATGTCTAGTTATAGTGTTCAGGGTTATTTGTCCGATTTTGAGGATAATATAAAAAATATACGTGAAAATATAAATTTATTTGAGACTCTTAAAACAACTAAGTTGTACCAAAAATTATCAAAATTATTTCTGTTCTTATTAAGTTCGAAATTATTTTCTAAAGTTGGTATTGATTTAACCACTGTTGGTTTCAATAATATTGAACGTGTCGCTATGGAGCGTAAGTTCCATATGGGACCTGATTTTTTATTATCAGTTTTAGATACTGTTACTTTCTTGATAGAAAGAGGTTTTCAAATTATCAAAACCGGTGATCCATCCACTATATTTCATAGTGGTAACGCTTACTCGGAATTGTATGAATCCTACTATCAATTGAAGATAAAATCTAATCAACTACACAATCCGGAGCAATTCGGATTTCAAATCAGCTCTTTTCGTTCTGAACTTTATGATACTTTAGAAAAGTTTGAAAATATCCTCAAACATGCTCACAATTTAGATAATTTTGCTCGTAACAAAATTCGATCTATAATTGGTGATCTGTGGATGCTTAAAACTGGTCTAATAACCAAAAAGTCTGCTCGAGAGAGTCG